GTCGCGCCTGCCGACCAGGATGTGAGCGCCACGTCCCCGGACAGGTAGTTGATCGTGCCGCGCGTGACCCAGCCACTGGTGGTGAACTCGCGCAGCGTGCCCTGTCCGTTGTCGCCCCAGGGCTGGCTGCCTGCGATGGCCAGCAATACCGTGCCGGTCACCACCTGCGCGTTGACGCCGGGCACCAGCCGAAACGCCAGGCTGAACGCGAACGTCTCGCTGTGGTTGCTGGTCGAGCCCGCGCTGTTGTAGCGCAGCTTCACGTAGCCGGACTCGTCGTTCGGGTACATAGAAGGCGCGTCCACGTAGCGGATGCCGCCGTAGTTGAGGCGGAACATCTGGCCGCCGGCCGAGGTCAAGCCGAGGCTCTGCGCGCTGTAGACTGGACTTGGAATCTGGACAGTGACGTCGGGCTGGAACTGCACGGCCCCAGTGGCGTAGTTAACGGTGCCGATGACTTGGCCTGCGCGTAGCACATTGCCCGCGCCATCGTCGCGGGCGTACTGCGTTGGATCGACGAGATTCAACAAACCCAGTCCCATCGCCTGAATCTGCTGCGTCGTGTAGGCCCCAAGCACAGCGGTATCGGCCAGGGTGTTCCATTCGATCTCCAATGACCCCGGCTCGATGGCGCCCAGGGTCGCGGTCACCGGCACCTTGCCCTGGCCGTCCCGCGATGGGTGCGCGAAGCTGTCTTCCTGCTTGGGGCCTGCAACGTAGTCCACGGTCAGCAGCGCGCCGGCGGGCGGCAGGACATGCGGCGCAAAGCTCAAGCGGTTCTGCGCGACGTTCAGATTGCCGGTGGCGTCTCCAATGATCTCGCCAGAGGTTGCGGCGGACGCCGTGCGGGTGCCCGTGCCGCTCTCGTGCGGCCAGGTGATGGTGAGCGAGCCAGGCTGCGCGCTCTTGCCTGCGGGCGGGGCGAGCTGCAAGGCCTGCGATGCCTTCAGGTCGGCGGTCGGATGCTGCGTCTCCTGCGTCGGCACGTTCCAGGTCAGGATCAAGGACGAGCCGACGTCGGGCAGTGCGCCAAGCGTCACCACGAAGGCCCCGGTGTCCTTGTGGAAGGTGCCCGCGCCGTAGCTGGCATCCAGGCCCTGGAGCGAACCGTTGCCACTGTCGGACAAGACATACCAGCGGCCCTGTGCCATGTAGCTGACCGACAGCGTGCCGGGCTGCGGCACCGGGTTGACCGTGCCCACGTAAGACTGGCTGCGCGACTCGGGCGTGACCGGGATCTCCGAGCTTTGCGGCGCGCGCAGAATCTGCGCGGCAGGCGTGTAGGTGATGGCCTTGCTGTTGGACATCGAGCCGGAATTCAGGCTCAGGATGCCGTTGGCGTAGTCGATGACGCCGATGTTCCCGCTCGCCGTCTTGAGCAGGCCCGCATCGTCGAAGACCGTGATGCCATCGGTGACGATGGACAGCGACCCCGGCAGGCAACCGCCCGGCAAGTTGAAATTGATGCTGGTGTTCCAGGCGTGGCTGGCCGTGTAGCTCACGGGCGCCGCGCCCGGAACGGGCAGCCCCGCTGCGGCGTAAGGTGGCGCGAAGGAGATCGGCGTCTCGGTCTGCGCGCTCGGCACGAGCTGCGTGTAGATGGAGGTGCCCTTGATGGTGAAGTCGCCGACGGACGCTGCTTGGGTCAGCGGTACGACCCCGACGTAGGTTCCGGCGTCCGCCACGACCGTGTCGCGCGTCTTGGTGCTGTTCGCGGCGCGAGTGAACGTGCGACTTGCGGGCGAGCCGGTGAAGTCGTAGCGCAGCGCGTCGCTGGTATCGACGGTAACGACCGACGCCTTGTAGTCCTGGTCGCCGTTGTAGGTGAAGGTGCGCTCAACCGACGACACGGCAGTGGCCCGGACGTACTGCTCCTTCTGGGTGGACAGTCCCTCGTTTTCGATGAGGACGAGCGTCTGGCCAACGTTGGGGATCGCGTCGGTCGTGCGCTGGAACAACTGGATCACGCGCTGGCCCGCGATGTGGTTCTCGAACAGGTAGCCTGCCCACTCGGGGCCCTTGTTGAGGTAGGCCTCGATGCGGGTCTGCGCCTGCTCACGGGTGTCGAAGGTCTCGCGGGTAGAGAACAGCGTGACGCTGACGCGCTCGTCCTGCGGCGGCTCGGCGACGATGACGTTGGCCCCGAAGTAGGTGTCGGTGTCATCCGTGGCCACTTGCACGAAGCTCTTGCGCAGATTGACGCGGCCTCCGGCGCGATCCAGCTCGGAGATGTCAGGGAAGATGGCGTTCGAGACGCCATCGGCAATGGTGTGGCCCGTGGGCGCGCCGCCGCCTTCAGGTACATCCGCCATCACGGCGGACTGGAGCAGCTTCACGTCGCCAGATTGAATCGGCATCAGACAATCTCCAGAAATCGAAGGGTCAGGCGGTAAAAGTCGGAGCCAGATCGCGCCGGGATGCCCAGCACGGGTTCGGCCTCGGTGGCGGTTTCCGCGTGTCGGAAGGCCACGGTGAACGAGCGGCCATCGGCGATGGTCAGGCCGAATCGGCCGGTGGCGCTGCCGACTGGAAGCGCGGCCCAGGCCCGTAGTTGCTCGACCGTGTCCCGCGTGACCCAAGCCATGTCGGGTGCGCCCACCAGGGTGATCGGGCGTCCCGCCTGCCGGGTGGCCGACTGGATCAGCAAGGCCCCGGTAATCAGGTAGGACGTATTGGCGACCGCAGGCGACCACGCGTGCTCGTCGCTCCACAGCAAGTCATCGGGCAATGGCATATCCACCAAGGTATCGAGGTTCTTCAGTTGCATCGGGAATCCTTCAAGCCGTGCGGGCGCGGGCGGCGTCCAGCAGGTGCAGCAGTCGCGCCTCGTCGCGCGCATCGACGGTGGCGTTGACCTTCTGCTGCCCGGAGGACAGTTCCACGCGCACGGTGCGGGTAGGTGTGCCATCGGGCAGCGACGGACGTGGCAGGCTGCGGCTTGCGGGCTGCACCAGACCGCCCGAGGCAAAGCCCTGAATGCCCGCCAGCGCACGCCCGGCAAGTAGCCGCGCCGGAGCGCTCAGGTTATTGATGGCCTCGAAGAAGCCCGCGCCGTAGCGGGCGACGGTCTGCCGGTTCACGACAAACTCCCCAGGCGTGAGCATCGCCGGGATGGTGTCGGATTTCGCGACACCACCGCGCCGGAAGAACTGCCCCTGGTTCTGCTCCATGTAGTCGATCAGCTCGCGCTCCAGGTCTTCGCCCCAGAGCAGCGGCTGGGCCATCGCCTGCCGCCACGTCTGCTTGATGCGGTCGATGTTCTGGCGCTCGTTAGTGGTCGGCGTCTTGCGGTCGATGAAGCCTTCCAGCGTGCGGCGATCTCGCTGCGCATAACCGTTGAAGTTCTCCATCGTCTTTCGCTTCGCGTCCAGGCTGACCGATGCGCCATACTTCCACTGCAGCCAGCTCGAGTATTCATTCATCCCTCGCAGGCCGAGATCGATCATCTTCAGCGCCTCGGACGCCTCGCGGTTTTTCTTGGGCTTGGGCTTGGGATTGCTCGGCTTATTGTTCGGATCAGTGCCTGTGGAGACGGGACTGCCCAATAAGGCAACACGCCCGCCGGCAGCGAAGTGGGCGACGCCATTGGCCAGACGCGAGAGCGCGCCGCGACCGTACTTCTGCGCGGCCGCCTTGCGGATCACGAAGGCCCCGGCATCCAGGGTGCGCGGCACCGTGTCGTGGTGGCCCGAGCCGGGGACGGCGCCACCACTCATCCGGGGAAAGGCCGGAGCTACCGCGCCGCCGTCGGCAAAGCGACGGACACCACCACCCGCGCCACCGACCAGTCCGCCCGTGGCATTGGTTTCCACCTTGGTCACATAGATGGTGTGGGTGCTGGACGTGTTGCGCCCGTTGAGGCTGTCGATCTCCTCGCGAACCGCGCCGACGTTGCTGGCCACCTGATGCTGTGATTCGGTCTGGATGCGATCCAGCGCCTTGATCATCCTATCGACATCGGTGATAGCCGCCTGCGCCTGCTCGGTCGCCACCTTCAATTCGAACTGCGCGTGCTGATCGGCGTAGGCCTTGAGCTTGTCCAGCGCCTCGCGTGCCTTCGACACGTCGGCATCGACCGGGAGTGTCTTGCCCTCTTTCAGCAGCGCCTCGTATTCCTTGAGCTGCTTCTCCGCTTCCTGCAGATCGGCCTGGATCTGCAGCAGGTATTTCTTCTCGGCCAGCGCCTTGTCCAGATCGGCGATTGCCGTGTCGAAACGTGTGGTGTCCGCGTCGAGCGTGACCTTGAGACCGTCCCGGAGCTTGGCCGTGATGTCGTCGATCTGGCGCGTGGTCTCGGTCAGCGTGCGCTGAATCTCATCGCGTGCGGTGATTGCCGAGCGTGCCGCTGTCTGGTGCGCATTCGCTTCGGCATCCAGCGTCTGGTTGAGGATTTCCTCGGACTGGCGGATGTGGTCGATGGCATCACTCACACCCTGTTTGCCCTGCGCGGCCTGCGCATCGGCGTTATTGACCTTCTGCGCCAGTTCGGCGCGCATCTGATCGGCCTGCCGCATCAAATCGGCGGCCTGCTGGTACTCCTGCCTGCGGTACGCCTCGCGCGACTGCGCTTCGAGCTGTGTGACCTGAGACACCGCCTGTTCGGACTGCTTGCGCGCTTCCTCGCCGCGCTTGGCTTCACTGGCTTGCGAGCCGGCCACCTGCGCGGCCATGTCCATCGACTTCTGCGCGAGCTGGCGGGCCTGCTCCAATTCGCCCGCAGCGAGGGCATCCCGGGCCTTGGACTGGTACTCGGCGATCTGGCGCTTACGATCTTCCGTCGCCTCGAAATCGGTCATGCCCTGCCGATGGATGTCGCGGACACGTTCCTCGGTCGTCATCGACAGCTGGCGCTTGGCCTCCTCGATGCGCTGCACTTCCGCCAGGTGACGGTTCGCCTCGGCATTGAGGGCGTCGATGTGCTGGCGGTACTCGGCCAGCGCCTGCGTCAGCGTCTGGCGCTTGGTCGCCAGTATCTGGTCCTCGACCCGCTGCACGTTGGCCCGGCGCTCTTCCTCGGTCTGGCCTTGCCGGGCGGCGGCGTCCTTGCGCGCCTGCGCTTCCTGATCGATCAGGCCGAGCGTCTCGGTGGTGGCCTGACGGCGCAGCGTCGTCTGCTGATTCAGTGCTTCGGTGAGCAGCTGGGTGGATTTGGTGATCTTGGCGGTTTCGGACTGCTGGGTGCGCTCCAGTTCCGCCTTCTCCTGGTCGTAGCGGTTCTTCACCGCCAGCACCTGCTGCGCGAGGCTGGCCTCGACGATGGCCGTCAGCCCCTTGTAGGCTTCTGCCATTTTTGCGGTGGCGTCGTTGACCACGCCTTGGGCCTTGCCGACCGCCTGTTCGACCTTGCCGAGCCGGGTATCCAAGCTCGCCAGCGCGGCGTGAACGGCCTCGATGCCGCGTCCGACCGCTTCCTGCGTACCTTGCCGCACGACTTCGAGCCGCTTGGCGATCTCCTCGGCGGCAGTCGCGGCGGTGTTCATCGCGCCCTTGGCCGCGTTCGCACCTTCGGTGGCGCCGGCGTACATCTCGGCGAAGATGCGATTCATCTCCGCGAGCCGCTGTTCGTGGCGCTTGGTGGCTTCGGCGATGGTGTCAGACGTGAAGATGGCGGCGAACACTTCCCACCGGAATTGCAGGTGCTCGATGCCATTCATCAGCACCTCGACCATGAAAATGCCCGCCTTGCGGACGATCTCGAACTTATCCGACAGCCACGTCCCGATCTCCCAGCCGATGATGGCTGCGCCGAGCACCCCGAACGCCACGCGCAGCTTGCCGACCGTGGCGATGGCATTGGAGAGCGACAGGTTCACCGTCGCCCACGCCGCCGCCGTGGCTCTGGCCGCTGTCACCGCCGCCGCACCTGCCGTCTGCCAGGCAGTGATCAGCGCCGGGATCAGGCGGTAGACCAGCATCGCGAGGCCGACCTCGGCGATGCGCTTCAACCACTGCATCACCGTGTCCAGGTTCTCCGACAGCCACGTCATCGCCTCGGCGAGCTGCTTGGTGAAGCCGGTCGATTCATTGAGCTTGCTGATCCACTGCCCGAAGACGTTCGACAGGCGCGTGAAGGCCTGGCTGACGGTCATCGGCAGTTGCGCGTACTCGCTGGCCAGCTTGTCCTTCTGGCTCATCAGCGCGTTAGCCACCACGTCGGCGGTGAGCCGCCCTTCCTCGGCGAGCCGGCGCAGCCGTCCGATGGGCACGTTCAGGCCGTCGGCCAGTGCCTGCGCCAGACGGGGGCTGTTCTCGACGACAGAGTTGAATTCCTCGCCCCGCAGCACCCCGGAGGCGAGCGCCTGCCCGAACTGCAGCAGGGACGACTGCGCCTCGGTGGCCGATGCGCCGGAGATGCGCAGCGCCTGCGAGATGCTCTCGGTGAGCGAGAGCGCATCCTTCTGCTCGCCGCCCAGCATCCGCACCGCCTGCTGGAGCTTGCCGTAGAGCGTAGCGGTTTCCTGGATGGGAACACCGATGCGCTGCGCGATGGCGAACAGTTCTTTCTGGGCGACCGTGTACTCGCTGCTGCCTGCTGTGGCGAGCTTGAGCCGCGCGGACATCATGTTCCAGGCGTCGGCGATCTGCACGATCTCCTGCACCTTGCCCGCCGCCCAGTTGATCGACAGGAAGGCCAGCAACTGCGTCTTGGCCGTCGCCACTTGATCGCCGAAGGCCGACATCCCGGCCTTGACCTCGGCCATTCCGGCGGCAGCCTTGGCCCCGGTGGTCTTGGCGGTGGTCGAGAGTTCGCCGAGACTGTGCTCGGCGGACGTGATGGCGCGTTTAAGCCCGTCGTCGGCTCCTTCGAGCGCGATGAGGATGGAAATTCGCTTGGCCATGAATCAATCCACCGTGCTGATCTGCTTCTCGACGGCCGCCGCCAGACGCGGGATGCGACCCGCGACCAGCCGCTCGACATCGATGCGCTTCGTGAGTACGACCTTGGGCACCAGGACGGCAATCGGGATGTCCGCGCCGCGCTTGAGGCGCTTGATGCCATCGGCCTTGCGGTAGCGGCGCTTGAAGCCCGCCAGTGGTCGGTCGTGCTCCTTGATGTTCTCGGCCATCAGGACGATGTTCCCCTTTGCGTTTTTGATGAAGTAGGCATTGCCGCCGCGCATCAGCTCGGCCACCTGCGCCTTGAATCGCTTGCGACCCACCCGGCCGTTCAGTGGAATCAGCATCCGGCCCGCGATCTGCCCACCGGTCTCGTGCATCCCCGACCACGGAATGCGCGAGCCCACGTAGAGTGCGGGCAGCCGGTTTGGGTCTTTGGCCAGCACCTTGGCGGTGAAACCCTTGAGGAAGGACTTCTTGACCACCGCCATCTGACTGGCGACGTGGCTGCGCACGTCCTTCTTCAGTTCGACCGCCTCACTGGCAATCGCCCGCGATACCGCCTTCTTGACCTTGTCGCGGAACTCACCGCCCCAGCGGCGCAACTGTGCCTGGGCGGCGGCGCTATCGATCTGAACGGAAATGCGCATGGTCGTCAGGCACGGTCGGCAGCCTTGTCGGTGAGTCGGTCGAGGGTTTGGTCGAGGTGGCGGGCATCGCCGCGCGTGCCGATGGCAATCACAGACAGCAGCCGTGCATCGCGGGCCGCATCGGTGCGTGCCGTCGCAGCGACGAAGCCGCGCACCTGCGCCAACGTGTAGTCGAGGATGTCCGGCAGGCGGTGGCCGTGCTCGATCAGGTGCTGGACGGCGTCAAACCAGCCACCGCCTGCGGCAGCTTCGTGGTTGCGAACAGAACGTCGAGCTTGGGGATCACCTGCCGGGTAAAAAAATCGGCGTTGACCTCGATCACCTTGGCCGCCAGCACGATGGCCTCGTCAGCAGCCAGATCGTCGACCCAGCCGCGAGGCTTGCCGACCGCAATCGAGATCGCCGACAGCAAGTCCTCGCCTCGTTCGCCGAACAAGGCCAGCCAGTCGATGTCGGTGGCAGTGATCTGATGCATGACTGGCGAGATCGCGCGCAGGAAGGCCGGCATCTGCCCGACCTTCAACGGCTTGATGGCCAGCGGCTCACCATCGATGACCAGCTCGACCGACTGCGGAATCAGGGTATCCAGATCACTCATGGCGGCCCCCATCAGAGCTGTACGATGCGGCCAAACTGGCCTAGCACCGCGTCGAAGGGCTTGGTGGTGTCGGTCAGCAGAGACCCTTCCAGCTCGAACTTGTTGTACTCGTCCGAGATGAAGGAGATTTCCTTCAGCGGATCGAAAGCCACGCGGTAAAGCTCGACCAGCACCTTGGCATTGCCCTGGGCGGTGTTGATGCCTTCGAGCCGCAGGAAGCGCTCCGGCAGAGCCTGGGTGAAGATGCCGATCTCGGTGGCCACGCCGTAGGCGTAACTGGCCTTGAATGGCGCGGTGAGGCCGGTGGTATCCAGAAACTGGATGGCACCGAAGTCGGGATCAGCGGTGTAGTTCGTGCCCAAGACCAGGGTCGCGGGCGTGCCTGCCGAATCCACCACGGCCAGGGACGACACCTTCGGGTGGGCCAGGAAGTAGCGGTCGCCCGCAATCGGCGTTGCACCGCCCACCGGCTCGGCGGTGACCGTACCCGGCGTGCCGACGACGTGATTGCCGTAGAGGGCCAACGCAAGGTTCTCCTTGGTGAATTCCTCAATGGTGAGGTTCACTGTGGCGGACTTCTGCTTGACCATCCGGTGATCCAGCGAGCGCTGGCCGGTTTGGCTTTCGTAGTGCTCCAGCACATCGGTCTTGAGGGAGAGCTTCAGCTCGGCGACGTTGCCGGGCGAGCGCACATCGATGGGCAGGCCGTCGGTGTCGCGCTTGCCGAGGAATACGCGGCCCTGAAAACTGGCATAGGTGCTCATTGCTTGGGTTCCTTGCGTTGGAGGTGTTTGGGTTCAGGGGCTGGGACGGTCGGCTCCGGCGTGGCGATGCCGTGCGCCATCAGCCAGTCGGCTGATGTGGCGTCGATCTCGATCCGGTCACCGACGCCAAGCGTCTTACCCGCGTGGGTGTGCGGGCGTATCAAAACAAGTTGGGTCATAGGGGTCATCCAAGGGTTGAAAGGTCATTGGCCAGCGTCCGGTACGTGATGCGGTACCGCGCCGGTAGGGCCACGGCCACGGCATCGGCGTCCTCGACCTCCCACTCGCTTTCCTGCTCACGGATGCCCAGTGCCAAACCACCGAAAGTGCCGTCCGCAAACAAGGCAGCGTGTGCAGCGGTGAGAAGACGGTCGGCCTCGGTTTCGGGGGACGCGGGTGGTACCGCCCGCGCGAGCGCGACGACGCGGACGATCAGGTCGCGTGTGACGCGGTCGTTGGCGCGCTCGGTGATGGACTCCGACTCGGGAAACACCGCCAGCGCTGGGCAAAGATCGCGGCTGATGGCCACCGTTGGCGACCGGTGCAAAGTGGCCCCGAGACCTTCGACCGCCGGACGGGCAGCCGCCATCACCGCCAGCAGAATCTGTTCGCGGATCGAGTTGCCAGACATGAAGCTACACCCGGGTGAGCTGTGCGCGCATCTCCGAGCCGTCGCCTACGGCCCGGGTGCTACGCACCTGATAGATCACGCCATCGATCTCGACCGCCTCGCGTGGACCTAGACCCACGAACACCGAGGCCGGGTAGGACATCTGGTGGTCGGTGGTCGAGGCCAGCCCATCGAACACGGTGTCGTCCGGCGCGGCGAAGCCCACTGGATGCTGCTGGGCGGGGCTGCCATCCGACGGTTGCCAGCGGCACTCCCTGAGCAGCCCGGCGTTACCCGCTGAGGCGTAGATCTGTTCCACGATGCCCATCACGCCACCGTCAGTTTGACCAACACGCCGGGGCGATGGCACATCGGCAGCGGGTTGGACTGCGTGTGCAAATCGGTGCCCCGGTCGAACTTGCGTGGCTCCTGCTTGGCGTACAGCGGCTGGCCCACCGTGTTGACGGTCTCGTTGAAGTCCGCCGGTGCGAAGTAGGTGCCGAAGGTGTCGATGGTGCCCAGCGGGAAGGCGTGGGCCTCACCGGCAGCGATGAAGCGGCGGGCGGTGCCGCTGGCATCGGTGGCCTGACCACGGTACTCCTCGAAGGTGATGCCGCCGTAGGTGAAACCGCGACGCACATCGTTGATGAGGATGGCCCCGTTCTGCCAGTTCTCGAACGCCTTTTCGACCTTGGCGTGACCGGTGAGCGCAGCGAAGAACTCCGCCGAACACAGGCAATGGACGCCGTTCATGAACTCGCCCTTGAGGTTCTCCTCGATGGTCGCCAGCACCGTGGTGCATTTGGCTTTGACGTTGGTTCCCGCCGCGCCCAACTCGAAGGCCACGGTCTGCTGGGCGATCTCGAAGGCATCGAACAGGTCGTAGAGCACCGAGCCATCGGCATCGAGGATCACGCCTTTCAACGCCCCCATACGCAAGTGCTCTAGGGTGATGGCGTGCTTGTTGCGCATCGTCTCCAGATGGCGCGCGACGACGCCCGCGACCGTCTCGGTTTCGGTTTCCGAACCGAAGGCGCGGATGCCTTGCACTTCCTCGGGCAGCACCACGTCGTCGTGGGGAATGTGCGGCACGACGAAGGAACGCAGCTTGCGCTTGCCGCGCACGCCGACCGTGCCGGGCGAGCCCGGCGGCAGCGTGGGCAGCAGGTTGAGCACGCCGTTCATTTCCTCGACGACGATCTGACGCTGGCGCACCGGCTTGGGAGGCATCAGATTCAGTTCTTCCAGACGGCCGTAGCGGTTGGGCAGGATGTTGATGGCGGCGGTCAGCGCGACCATCGAGAAGGCGGGATTGCTGAAGGGGTTGTTCATGGTCAGGCTCCTTGACGGACGAGCACGCCCAGCGCCTTGAGCTGCGCAATGGCGGTGAGTTGTTCGGCGGTGGTGATGGCATCGGGCCACGCGAGCGCGTGATGGGCGACGACGGCGTGGCGCGCGACGACGAGGCCGTCATCGCGGTCGATCAAGGTGGCATCGCAGGCTTGCAGCAGCACGCCTGCGGCGACCTGCGTGCCGTCCCCGGCGGACGGGTCGATCTGCTTGTATTTGCCACTGGCGGTGACGATGCCGAGCACCGTGCCCAGCGGCAGGTTTTGACCCGATGCGACCGTGACACGGTCGCGCGAGTAGAGGTTGGGTGCTTCGTACTTGAGCAGGTCGCCCAAGTTCAGGGGTTCGGCGAGAACGGACATTTCAGATCTCCTTCTTGTAGGCGGTGGATTGCGCCGCGATCTGCTTTGCTGCATCGATCAGCGGATTGCTGGCCGCAGGGCGCACGGCATCGGGCGTGATGCGACTGGTGATTTCGGGACTGGCGTCGGCCTGCGCGGCCAGGAGCTGGCTGCGCACCTTGGCGGGTGATGCTTTCGCTTCGAGAAAGCCCGCGATCAGGTCGGTGCGCCCGGCCAGCGTGCAGGTCTGGGCGACCTCAATCGCGTCGGCCACGGTCATGGCGGTAGACGCTGGTTGAGAAGAACTGCCAGCAGGATCAGCAGCAAGCCGATCAGGAGCAGCGGGGTCGGTTCGATCATTCATTGATGACTCCATCTGGAGGTTGCTAAAAAGACCGGAGTGGCTTGCCGCCAACTTCGGGAGTGGGGAAACGAATTCGCAAAGCTGCGCAAGGGCGTCGTCGAAGGTGCCGACCGCGTCGGCTAAGCCCGCAGCGACGGCATCAGCCCCGTAATAAATGCTGGCTTCGGTAGCGCGCACGGCATCGGCCGAGACGCCACGATTGCGGGAAACGGTCTCGACGAACATGCCGTAGACGCGCTCGACCTCGTTTTTGAGGAAGGCGTGCGCCTCGTCGGAAATCGGTTCGTGCGGGTTGAGATCGTTCTTGCGGGCCCCGGCGAATACCGTGGTGTAGCGAACGCCATCCTTGGCATCCTTCACCGATTGGTCGGCGTGCATGGCAATGACACCGATTGAGCCCACGCCACCGGTGCGCGTGACGATGAAGCGACTGGCCGCCGAGCCGATGGCATAGGCCGCTGAGAAGGCCATATCGTTGGCCAGCGCCCAGACCGGTTTGCGTTTCGCCGCTGCCGCTACCCGGTCAGCCAAATCGAACACGCCGCCGGATTCGCCTCCGGCACTGTCAATATCGAGCAGGATGGCGGCGACGTTCGGGTCGGCGACCGCTGTATCCAGCATCGTCGCCAGCTCCTGGTAACTGGCCATTCCTGACTCGGCCTCAAGCCCGACCGTGCGGCGCACCAGCGTTCCATAAATCGGCAGAACAGCGATGCCCGTCGCACCAGTCGGTGCCGTGCGGGGCGTAATCGTATTGGCTGGCACAGCGGCATGAGTCAGTCCAATGCGTGGCCCGAGAACGGCAAGAATCACCTCAAGTTTCGGGCGATGGATCATCAGCGGCGCACCGAAGAGGCGCGCCGCCATGTATGGCAACAGGGTCATGAAAATCCTTCAGGTAGACGATGAACTGCCGGTTTGCGAGGTGTCTGCAGCGTTCTTGTTCGGCTCGGCGCTTCCGCCGTCCTTGGACGTGCGGCGCGGGTCGGAGTCGAAGATCAACCCGAGGTCGTCGGCGCGCTGGTTGTCGGCGGCGATCTCGCGGTCAACGTCCTCTGCGTCGTAGCCAAAGGCGGAAATGGCTTCCGAACGGCTCATCAACCCGGCCCGGATGGCCAGCAGCATTGCCTTGAACTCCTTCTCAGGGTCGACCCACTGCCAGCCCTGGGGAATCCACTTCACCTGCAGGTACTGGCGGCGACGGGGTGGGCCGCCACGCGCGAAGCCGGGAGCTTCGATGGCACCGGCGAGCACGGCCTGCTTCATCCAAGCGGCCCACACCGGACGGCACATCTGATGAACCAAGACGCCGTGCTGGATGGCCTCCATACGGCGGCGAAATTCCAGCAGACCGGCGCGGATTGACGAGTAATTCACCCCGGACAAGTCGCCGGTCAGTTGTTCGTAAGTGACGCCGATGGCGGACGCCACCGCACGGAATTGCGTGCGCAGAAACTCACCGTAGGAACCGCCGACATCGGCCGGATCGGAGAATTTCACATCCTCACCGGGTTCCAGAATCTGCAGCGTGCCGGGCTCCAGCCCTGCGATGGCGATGCCATTCGGGTCGGATAGTCCTTCGCCCATGAGGTTGTCCTCGGGCGACTGACGAGTAATGAAACCGGCGAACATTGCGGCGGTTTTCTTGCGCACCAGCTCTGCGTCGTCGTACTGATCAAGCTCGTTCAACTTCACCAGGGCGCGGGAGAGCCACGGCTCACCGCGAATCTGGCCGGGCCGCAGCACACGGTAAAGATGCATGATCTCTGCCGCTGGCACCCGCACGGTGTCCTGGCCGCCTTGCGCCGACATCGGTGACAGGCGTCCATCCTCGGGGTGGGAACGGTACAGGTGGTAGGCCACGCGCCGACCCATCGCATCGAACTCGATGCCGGATCGGATCACATTGCCCGTTGGTAATTCGGTATTCAGCGTCAGCGGCAGGTGTTCGGCCTCCAGCAGTTGCAGCTGCAAGGGCACGACCAGTCCATCTTCGGGACGGCGCGGGCGCAGGCGAATAAGGCACTCGCCACCCTCGCACATCGCCCGAGCCGCCAGCGCTTGCAAGCCGTAAAAATCCGTCTGACCGGTGGCGTCCGCTTCCTCTGTCCAGTCTCGCCAGAGCGCTTGCACTGCCACGCGGAAGGTCTCGTCCTGTGCTGTCGATTGCGGCTTGATGCCGGTACCGACGGCATTGGCGACGAAGGCTTCGATACCAGCATTCGCCCACGCGTTGCGGCGCACCAGATCCCGCGATTTCACGCGCAGTTCGTTGGAGGTCGCCAGCATCGCAGCCACCGCGCCGGGATTGCCGGGCATCCACGCCATTGCGCGCCGCCCACCACCTGCGGCCTCGTGGATGGGAGCCCCGCCGAACAGGGTCCGAATTTTCGTGACCCAGCTCATCAGAAGCCCTTCCTGGTTGTGACTCGGATCTGACGTGGCGCACCGGGCCATAGCCCGGTGGCGGCTTCCTGTTCCAGGATGCCGCGCTCGACTTCACGGATCGCCGCTTTGAGCTCATCAACCGAGCGGTACTCGACCGTCTTGTCACCGAAGGTGACGCGCTTCTCGCCCTTGGCGAGTGCTGTTTCCAGGGCGGTCAGTTGTTCCTGTGTGTAGGCCATCAGCGGAACACCATGAGATTGACTTCGGTGGTATCAGCAAGCGACCCGGCTGCGGTGGCGCAGATCACTTCGACGTAAGCGGTCGTCTTGGCATCCGTGGTTGAACGGGCAATCGCCATGCGCTGGTTTCTGCTGTTTGTGTTACTCCGGGCGAAGGCCAACCAGCAGTAGTCGGTATCCGCGAACGGCGTGACAAAGGTCACGCGGTAGCGACCTGCCGCCAGCCGGGTGACGCCGGAAACGTTGTGGGAGGCGTTGATCTGGATTGCGCCGCCAACGTAGCCGAAATTCACCCAGGCTCGAGCAAGCCCCGGGTGCTCGGGGCGAATCAGCCCCTTGATCTCGGTGCCGATTCGGATCGCAAGCGCCGACAGCTGCGTAGCGAAGCTCATGCTTTACACCAGCGCGGCGTCGAAGATCGCGACGAAGTCGGTGGTCGTATCGCCGATGTCGGCACTCGCTACTGCGCCAATGTTGTCTCGTGCCTGCGTCTGCTCGGGGACGGTTAGCGCCTGCGCAGCGTCGAAGCGAACCCGCTTGTCGATGGAGGCTGTGAGCGCTGCGATACCGGTTTGGTCGTTCTGCAGCGCCTGCTGAAGTTCGAGCAGGGTATCGAACGCAGGATCGGCACCGCCGAGAAGATCAGCCTTCAGAGCATCGAGCAGCGTGACGATTTTCGACGAGGAATAGGTACTGGCCGTACCGATAGTGAGATCGTCGATGGCAACCGATGTAATGACGGCTGTTTTGAGTTCGTTGATCGCAGCCACCAGACTCGATTTGTCGGTGGTGGTCAGTGCCGAAAGCGTACCGGTGCGGCCTTTGACGGTGTTGAATTCGTCGGCGACGCGCAGGACGAAGCTGTTCAGTTGGGTTTGTAGACTCATGGTGGTTCTACAGGGTGGTAGGGTTAGGTCAGCCAGCGGCTACGGATAACGCGTCGGCCAGATTTCTGTGCTCCAGATGCACCAAGGCCACCGCGTTGGGTGGCCTCGGAATTCGTTGTAGGTAAAGCAGTGGGTGCTGAGTCATCAGGCGGTGCAGCGATCCCGAGTTGTCGTTCCAGTTCGCGCCAATGGCGCTCCTCGAAACGGTCGAGGCCCGCAGCCGATGCGGCGGCCCTCGCGTACACATAACAGTCGAGCGCTTCATTGCGCTCGCGCATCTTTTGCCACTCCCGGATGGCAAAGCCATTGCGGTCGCGGCGGGTGATCAGTTGCTCGGCGCACAGTTGCTGGATGAATTCGGCATCGATCTTTGGCAGATGAACGAATCCGGCAGGAAATGTGGTGGTCACACCGTCCTCAAGCACGTCGGCGGCCTTGCGCAGGTTGTTGTAAAACTCCCGCTTGGTGATGCCCACTGCCACCGAGAACACCTTGATGCCCCGGCGCAGCTTCTTGCCTCCCTGCGAGATATCCACCGCCGTTGGTGTGCCAATGAGCGCTGCACCACGCGCGACACCCTTGACCGGCATCACCCGTGGGTCGCCACAAGCCCGCACGAATGTGTATGCCTCCTGCGTGGCAAAGCCGGTGTCGAGTGCGAATCGCGCCAGCGGCAGCGCCGCTCCCGACTCGTGCGTCCACGTCTGGGCGACCAATTCGGCCAGCCGTTTCCACACTGCGTCGCGGGCGGTGTCGCCCATCAGCACACGGTGCTCGACCAGCCACGATTCCTTGCTGCGCCCGAAGGCCCATATCGAGGCTTCGATGCGATCCTTTTGCACGTCGGCTCCACCAACAAGTAGCAACCCACCGTTGGGCACTGCGCCGATCCGGTAATCCTCCCGGCGCTCGACCAGACGCTGCCAGTCAGGCGCTTCGCCTTCCTCGACCCACGTCTCGCCCAGTTCGGTATTTTTGAAGGTCTTGATGGCCGCCGCCGATCCAGATTCCTTACTCACGGCGCTCTCCCACGCGGCGGCGATATCGCGCCAACTGCGCCAGCCCACCGGGCTGTACAGCGACGAGAGGTGGAAGCCTGCGGTTTTGCCAGTGCCGTCGGTAACCATCGCGCGCCATTCGCCGTGTTCCAGCATCCACGTCTTGTGGTGCTCGGCAATCGGTTCATCGCAGGACTCGCACACGTAGGCCGCCGTTTCTGGCTGACCTTTCTCCCAGCGCAAGTGCTCAAAGCGCATCCATTGCCGGTGCGCACAATGCGGGCACGGTACAAAGTAGCGGCGCTGGTCGGATGCCTCATATTCCCTCTCAACCGCCGACGCCCCTGAGATCGTCGGGGTCGAAACAATGAAAATCTTTCGGCGCGCGAACGTGCGCGTGCGCGCCTCGGCGAGCGAGATCGCGTCACCCTCACCTTCAACGTCGGACGGGTAACCATCGACCTCATCCAGGAACAGGTAGCGCACCGGCATCGAGCGCAGGCCCACCGCGCTGTTCGCGCCGGTCATCACCAGCACGCCACCCCGAAACTCCTTGGCCAGAATGGTGTTGCCCGAGTCCCGGCTCCTGGCCGGTGCAATCAGTTCGACCAGAACGCCCGATTCCTCGATCAACGGATCGATCCGCTGCTTGGAATTGCGCTTGGCCATATCCACCGTCGGCCACACGGCCATCATCGGCCCTGGTGCGTGGTGGATGACGTAGCCGATCCAGTTGCTGCCCATTTCGGTTGCGCCGAGCTGCGCGGCCTTCATGAACACCACGCGTTCGACCGGCGAGGTCGGTGACAGACAGTCCATGATGTCCTTCAAGTACGGGGTGCGGCTGGTGCGCCAGCGCCCGGGCTCGGCGGATGCCTTGCTGGAGAGCATCCGATGCCGATCCGACCATTCGGACACGGTGAGCAGCGGATCGGGCGTCAGACCCTCGCGCCACGCACGCTCGATCTCGGCGGCGCCTTCGTAGTCCATGCTCATCAATCCACCCTCGGACGCAGTTCGCCCAACTCCTGCAAGTGATCGCGCACGGCGGATTCCAGCGCCACGTGCATGGCGTGTGAATCGATGCCGAGCTTGGATGCCATCTGTGCCGAGATGCGCGCGGGCCAATTGAGCCACGCATCGCGTTCCGACCGCCCCAATGCAAAAACGTGCGCGATAGCCTGCGGTCGATCCACCAGTTCGCCCTTGAGGCGGGCCAAACGCACCTTGTTCGTCTGCGCCTTGACCACCTCGTTGACGGTGCGCGCCTGAAGCAGCGACGTGCCGCCCGAGGGCAGCGCGGCGGTCTGCTCCCCGGCGCTCTCCCGTACCGCGACGCTCTCTGCGCGCTGTTGCGTTCCCTTTTTTGGGGTGTCCGTGTTGCGTGCCCACTCGCGGTCGGCACGGTCGACGTCGATGGTGCCGTCAGCCTCGGGCGTTACCCGACCGGCACGAATCGCCTTGTGCACGGCGGTGTCAGTGACCCCACGGTGACGGGCGTAAGCGCGTATCGAAATTCCCATCGGCCTCTTCAATCATTTGTTCGTGGGTTCAGCTTGGCTTCCATCTGGAACAGCGCGTTCATCACATCACCATCAACCACCTCGAAGGAGCATCAAATGACCACCACCCAACTCACCGCCAGCCAGCACGCAGTCCTTGCCCACGCCATTCACCACGGCGACGGAAAACTCGACTGGTTCCCGGACAACATCAAAGGCGGTGCACGCAAGAAAGTCCTCGACGGACTGTTCAACCGCGCCCTCATCACCACCAACGGCAGCGACTGGTTCGTCGCCGCCGAGGGCTACGACGCCCTTGGTTGCGCGCGTCCAGCGCCAGCGCCCTTGGCCACAGACCCCGAGATCGAGGCCGCCGTGACGGCCGCAGAGGCCACGTGGGCGCAAGAGCGCACCGACACCAAACCCCGCACCCGCGAAAACAGCAAGCAAGCCACCGTAATCCAGATGCTGCGGCGTCCCGAGGGCGCAACGGTGCGTCAGATCTGCGAAACCACCGGCTGGCAAGCGCACACCGTGCGCGGCACTTTCGCCGGAGCCTTCAAGAAAAAACTTGGGCTCGCCATCCTCTCGGACAAGACCGACGGCGGCGAGCGCGTGTACCGGATCGCGTGATCCAGAAAGATTGAAATTGAAGCCAACAACGCTTGGCTTCTCAATCGAACAGCGCGTTACTACGGGTGTCGCAACGATCAACCCCAAGGAGCCAACGATGACCACCACCAACCAAATCCCCGCCACCCAGAACAAAGACTGGGGCTTTTGGGGCACGATGAACGAGAACGCCCAAGCCGCCTGGCCCGTCACGATGACCGCGATTTCGGACGCCACCAACCAGCCCCTCGAATCGGTCAGGGTCTTCCTCGACAGTCGTCACGGGCGGCATTTTGCAGACGGCGTCCTCAACCAGATGCTGGTCGGCAACAACGTCGAGCAAGCGATCCACGCGGCGGTTGCCCGGTGGATGGGCTGGACGATTGGCCGAGTGACCTCCCGCGACTACGGCATCCCTCGCGGCCTGCCCTACCTGACTGGCTTTGTGATCCACTGCGAGATCGCCGAAGAAGCACTGGCTGCCTGAGGAGCAAGACATGGCCGCCATCACCACCACACGTGACGTCGAAGCCGACTACGACCGATTCGTCGCCGAACTGACCGCGCTCACCCGCAAGTACGGGGTGGCGATTCAGTCAGTCGGCGGCGTCATCCTCGCCGACCAGGCCAGCGAGTTCCACGATGTCAGTTACGTCGCCGACATCAGTAGTGGCGACCTCTACCCGAATTTCCCCGAGTCCTGACAGATCGTCGAAGGCCATCCCGTCCGACTGGCGGGTGGCCTGCTTGCCCGTCCAGTCCTGCCAGCGGCGCACGATCACATCGACGTACTTGGGGTCGAGTTCGATCAAGCGCGCCAGCCGTCCTGATTTCTCGGCGGCGATCAGCGTCGTGCCGGAGCCACCGAAGGGGTCGAGCACCACATTGCCCGGGCGACTCGAATTGCGAATCGCACGCTCCACCAGTTCCACCGGTTTCATCGTCGGGTGCAGATCGTTCTTGTGCGGTTTTTTGATTTGCCAGACGTCGCTCTGGTCGCGATCCCCGCACCAATGGCGCGTTGCGCCTTCTGGCCACCCGTAGAGGATGGGCTCGTACTGGCGCTGGTAGTCAGAGCGGCCCAGTGTGAAGGTGTTCTTGGCCCAGATGATAAAAGTCGACCACTTGCCGCCTGCTTCCCGGAACGCGGACTGAAGTACATCCAGTTCGCTGGAGGACATCGCCACGTAGATGCCGCCCCGGCAGCTCGCGATGGTCGGCGTCAACGCCGCCAGCAGGAAATCGTAGAAGCCATCTCCGAGGTTGTCGTTCAGGATCGCGCGATTGGTGCCGCGCATCTTGTCCTTGGCCGTGTTGGCGTAGTTCACGTTGTACGGCGGGTCGGTGAATACCATGTCCACCTGCTCGCCCTGGAGTAGCGGCTCGAAGCACTCTGCTTTTGTTGAGTCGCCACACAGCAGTCGGTGGCCACCCAGCAACCAGACATCGCCCGGACGGGAAATCGGTGTCTCGGTAATCTCTGGCACGGCATCGTCGTCAGTCTCACCGTCACCGTTGCCATCCTCATCCGCCAACAAATCGGCCAGCGCATCCGCGTCGAAGCCGGTCAGCGACACATCGAAGTCGTCGTCCTGCAGCGTTACCAATTCGATGCGCAGCATCGCTTCGTCCCAGCCTGCGTTCTCGGCGATCCGGTTGTCAGCAATCACCAGCGCACGCCGCTGAGTCGGGCTCAGGTGCTCCAGCACCACGACCGGCACCAGTGCCAGTCCGAGCTTGTGGGCGGCGGCCAGCCGTCCGTGACCGGCGACGATCACGCCATCGGCCCCGGCCAGAATCGGGTTGGTGAAACCAAACTCGGCAATCGAGGCAGCAATCTGCGCGACCTGTTCATCCGAGTGCGTCCGCGCATTGCGGGCGTAGGGCAGCAGTTTGGCGGTCGGCCACTGCTCGATTTTGTCGGCAAGCCACGATGCGCTCATGGCGACACCGCCGCGCCTGCCAGTCGTTCGGCGGCCACGGCCTCAAAGGTCTGGCCCACATTTTCTCCATCGCCCAGCAGCGTCACCGGCACGTCCGGAAAATTCTGCTGGAAGCGTTTGACCGCGACGTCCACGTATTCGGGGGCGATCTCAACCGCGCGGCACCGGCGACTGGTGCGCTCGGCAGCCAGCATCGTCGTACCACTACCGCCGAACGGCTCGAACACAATGTCGCCGCTGTCCGAGTAGGCGTCGAGAATGAACTCCGGCAGCGCCACCGGGAATACGGCGGGGTGGTCGATGTCCTGACCGATCTTGCCCTTGTGCCGCATCACGCGGATCACCGAGTCGGGAATCCGCTTGTCCTGCGTCGGCTGGCCTGCGTGTGTCCAGCCGCCAACCTCGCCATCCTTGCCACGCATCGCTGTCGACGAGCCATCGGCGCGCAGATGTGAATCCTGTCCCGCGTGCTTGCAGGGCACGATCTTGTTGGGCTTGCGGCTCTGCCGGTTGAAGTGGAAAACGAATTCGAAGCTCGGGGCCAACCGTCCTGACCAGTCGCCGGGCATCCCCGGCCCCTGATCCCAGACGTACCACGCGAAACGCCGCCAACCCTGGGTGCGCATCCACCCGAGCCAGCCGTCCCAATACGGGATGACTTCGTTGTCGTGATGGATCAGCCCGAGGTTGATCAGCACCTGCGCGTCGTCGGCCACCGGCAGGCGCGCGAACACGCCGCGCATCAGGCCATCCCAATCGGTGATGCCACCACTGGCGTAGTCGCGCTGGTTGCCGTAGGGCGGCGAGGTGAAGCAGAGCTTGGCCTGCTCGCCCAGCATCAGACTGGCGATCACGGAAGATTCGGCGGCATCGCCGCAGATCAGCCGGTGCTGACCCAATGACCAGACATCACCAGGGCGAGACACCGGGATCGCCGGGGTGTCCGGTACGTCGTCGGCAGCATCGGGCGCGTCGGCGTCCTGCTCCTGGTCGCCATCACCGAGGTCGTCGGCCAGCAAGGCTTCGATTTCGGCATCCTCAAACCCGGTGAGCGCGAGGTCGTACCCGGCCTCGGACAACTCGGCCAGTTCCAGCGCCAGCATCGCGTCGTCCCATCCGGCATCCAGCGCGAGGCGGTTGTCGGAGATCACGTAGGCACGCTTTTGCGTCGGCGACAGATGCGCCAGTTCAATCACCGGCACCTCGGACAGGCCCAGCTTGCGCGCGGCAGCGAGCCGACCGTGGCCAGCGATGATGCCGTTGTCGCCATCCACCAGCACCGGATTTGTCCAGCCGTACTCGACGATGCTGGCGGCGATCTTGGCCACCTGCTCGTCGGTATGGGTACGAGGATTCCGGGCGTAGGGAATCAGCGCCTCGACCTTGCGGTACTCGACGTTGAGCATATTCCGTTCGTGTCTCTCAAAAAGAAGCGGCCCGGACGGGTAAGGAGGGAACCCCGTCGCGGGCCGCGAGCGTCGCTGCTGCGTTGAAATGAAAAAACCGGCCGACGTTCAGAGCGTGGGCGGGTTCGTAATGCATGCTGGATGGTGGCGGGGTGCAAACTGCAAACCCTGCAAACCTCGGTTTGCAGTCGGACGCTAGCGCAATGCCGCGCTCGCGCCCCCCGCAT